TCTTCCACCGNNAGCAGCCATAGCTACTTCTTGTGGTTGCTCCATACCAGCACCTTCTGGTTGCTGTTCTTGTTGGGCTTGCATTACTGCTTGTACGAATTGTTCGAAAGTTAATGTACCACCTTGGTTTTTATATTTAACATACTCTGCCATAAGCATTTGTTCTATTTGTTCTTGGCCTGCTTCTCCGCCATTTAATAATCCTACTCTTCCGCCTTGTGCAAATGTCCATGTAGAAGGATCATTTGGATCATGATCTGGATTGCTAGCAAAAACACCAGTTGATCCTTCCTTTACCTTATTGATATTTTCAGCAACGGGTTCGCTAAACGTTTTATCAATCAATGTGTCACCTTCTTCCTCTATAGTTTGAGTAATAGGACCATAAAAAGGTTGTCCACCCGGTAATATATTTTTCCAATTAAACCCTTTTTCAATAACCGGCTCTGATATGTTCTTAGTTACAACATCATTAACTACTACTGTATTATTACCTAATGGTACATCGTCTCTACCATACCCGCCTGTATGAGTTCCTCCACTTGCTGAAGTTCCTGGAGACATAGCTTTCCCTTCTGCGGTATCTGCTAAAGCCCCTTGAAAAAATCCTTGTCTCTTAGCTCTTCCACCATCAGCTGCATAAAAATTTTGATCTACAAATTGTTTACCTGGCATGAAGTTTAAATCACTTCCTGCTGATCCCAGTGTATAATAATTTCTTGCTTGGTTTCTTATGTCGGCAATACTTGAAGGAACTGAAGTCCATGATTCTTCAACCTCTTCTTCTTCATCACCACCCATCATGAATGGTGCCATCGTTGCTGCTGCGCCTAGACCTAATGCACCTGCTTTCCATGGATTAGCTTTAGACCAATCCCATGCACTAGTAGCGCCTTTTTTTAGAAGACTTCCTAAACCAGTCTTTCCCATCTTACCCCACCAGCCTGTACCTATTCCGCCTAGATGACCTGCATTAGCCGCCCATCCTAAGCCACCCATTAGGGCCATTTTACCTATAGGGCTTTTAACAATTTTCTTAACACCACGGACAGCTTTCTTAACTAGCTTACCTAACCCATAGTTTTGTCTAGGGACATCTAAGCTTCCTAAACCACGTTGTATTTGTTGGGGTTGTTGCATTCTAGAAATTGCCATAATTTTACCTTAATCCTACGTTTTACTTTGTTTTACTGATTAAATCAAGAGGTGGCATTATAACTTTTACGTCCTGTGCCATGTCCTCGTTCTTATAACCCTTAGATTCCCAGTCTTTTCTTTCCTTAAAAAGCTCACCAGTTTGCTTATGTCTGTAAGTAGTCTCTACTTGTGCATTTTTTATTTCCATTAGTCTGTTTTCTCCTTTTTAATGTTTAAATAACTTATAGTAATAACTACCCCATCACTTACCGTTCCCGCTGTAGTAGCAGCTAATACTTTACCTCCTTCTACTACCATTGGATTTGTTAGTATTTCTACACTAGCGGACGTTGATAATGTTTGAGTATGTATTACTTCAAAAGCATTGTTAGTGATAGTTATAGTAGGGGTATTAGATCCTGATTTATTAGTAACATGTAGAGATTTAACAATGATAGTTTCATTTTCTCCTGGCTCTAAAAGATTATTACTTTCAGCTGCTGTTACTGTTTTACCGTAAAATTTATATTCGTTTACTACTGCCATTATGAATCCATAAAGAAGGTCTTGGCTTCTATCTCTTGTTTAACTTCATCTTGAAATGAAGAGTTTAATTTTGTTATTACACCATCAAGGTCCCTGACCAATGATTGTAAATTCTTTCTGCTGTATTCTTCTTCAGCTCTTGTTAATGATTGTACAATCTTTGCCATTATAATATACTTGCTAGTCCTCCATTTTTAAACGTAGTGCCTACATTAAACATAGTATTTCCGTCACCATAATTAATCCCATAATTAATTCCATTCCATTCATTATTATAACCAATATTCTGTAGATTTTTATTTGCATCAATTGTAGTTGAAAAATTACCCCAATTTATATCGGTGTTACCAATACCATCGTCTGTAAACTGCGTGCTTGTATTAATAGGTCCTATATTAGTAGTAAGATCTCCTTCTACAGACAAATCATCATTATCAAAAATATCTCTATACCCAATAGTTGCTTGTAGTTTCGCCATCTCTAAAGGCGACATTACATTAAGGTTAAAATGAGGGTCTGTACGTAATAAATCAGGGTTGATATCTATATAATTGTTTGTTGGAACCGTTACAGTATTGTTATTGTTTTGATTATCTCCGCCACCGTGACCAATAGTCATAGTACCACCAAATTGATCAGGAGCCGCTTCTCGTAATTCCTGAGCAGTTTGTTCCATAGTTCCACCCATTCGGTCCTTTCTTCCACCTTTTTTAAAACCTTCTCGGCCTAATATACTTGCTAGTCCCCCTAAATTTAAATAGACTCTTCCTCCTTTTCTAAAAGTATCTGCACCCATATCATCTTTAGTGCCTGAACCACCATAAGGGTTTGCTGCAGCAAAAGCTGCTCCCGCTGCGTAATCACCACCACTTTGCCCATCATCGCCACCTAACTGATCAGGGACTGTTGTTATTTGTGTAGTACCTACATTAGCTGGATTCGTATCATCTACTTTTTCATCTATAACTTCAATATTTTCTTTATTTTTTTTACTTTTAAAAAAAGCTTTAGCTTTATCTATTTGTAGAATGTCGCCCCATTTATCTTTTTCTTCTTCCCAGCCTTCTTTAATATTTTTTAATCCTTGATCCCAGCCTTCGGTAAATGTTCCTTTTATTGAGCCAAGTCTTCTTCCACCAGTCTTATCTATATTTAATTTGTCCCCCACCCCTACAGCTTCTAATATTGATCCAAACATCGGTTTAATGTCTATCCCTGCGTGGTTAATATTTTTACCTTCCCAAGTTTTATACTGTCCTGTCTTAGGGTCATAGAATCCTTTAACTTCTGTATTTTTCCAGCCATATTTACCTGGTCCAACTTCGGACCAGACATCTTTAGTAAAAGTTTTAGTTTTGTTTGGATCTAAATCTCCAAAAATACCACCACCCAACCATGTGTCTCCGGCACCACCGGATGGATATATTGCTGGAATACCATAACTAGTTGTTGATGTAGGTATTACTTCTGATGCAATTGTTTGAGGTACTATGGAGCTTTGATTTAACCTAAANTGTTGCATAGGTACATAGTGATCACCACCTTCATATATATCTTCATCAATTCCTTGGTAAAAAGCCATTATCTTCTTCCTCCTGGATGTATATCTAATCTAAACGTACCTAGTTTCCAGTCTTCAGACGCAGCGGTGTTTGCAACTTTTATTGCAATTGATCGTGCTCTTAATCTTGTGTCTTTTTTAGTTGTAGTAGAATCAATACTAAAATTTGTAGTAGTCCCTGAACTATTTGGATAATTTTTAGTTACAAAACTAACTTGTGTGTTTCCTGTTTGTGAAATAAAATCTGGTATAAATCTGCTTATTCTCATTATAAATTCTCCATCTCCTCTAAGATCTGGCATTCCTACAACACTTCCTGTCGTACTCTTTTTCTGAGTAATATCAAAGTCACCAGATGTAATAGTTCCAATTACCGCGGTTACAGTTCCAGCTCCATCAATTTNATCGGTCCCTGTTTCCTGCTCATAGTATATCGTAGTTCCATCAGTATTTCCAGTTACATCGTACGAGGTGTTGACAGATGTACTGTAGTGAGTAGCATGTGGTTTAGGGAATACAGAAGAATCTGCCCATGCAGCACGNGCCAGAGATCCTGTAGTCCAAATAGGTCTTTTAATTGTTGAATCTAGGTAGTTATAAGTCACCACCCGATCAATTACGTCTGATCCATCTTGACAATAGAACCAATTTATTTCTCCAAAAAGATTATTTAATCCACAATTAATAAGGTCTCGTGCAGTAGTATTTAAGTCTTCGTAGACATAATCTTCTACTAAACAAGGTAAAGATTTTAATTGACCATCGTAAGCAAAGAAACCGTTTTCAGACATCCAATAGGCTGTACCATCAACTTCCTTACATGCATTTTTGCCCAATAATCCACAGTTAGTTCCTACTTGTTCGAATGAGAAAGTAAAGGGTTGACCCACAAACTTCATAAGAAATAATGCAGTATCGGTCCATACATAAATTGCATCTCTACCTTTGATAGCCCCCATAATTTTAGAGCCATCGGCAAGTCTTTGAGTACCTGCGGTATTGTTTGCTTTAACGGTATAGGAATCACTAGCATCAATACTCTCTTGAGAAGAGAATCTTATAAACATGTCGTCTTGTGTGTTAGATGTACCCACAGTTGTTTCTGTTCCAAAAAATACTAAGTGTCTATCGGGTGTAGATACTAATACATGACGTGATGCGGTAGGTGCATTTGCCAACACTGTTGCTCTAATATCGGTTGCATTCGAAGGAGACGAATCCCATTCAAAACATTTACCATTATAAATAAGCGCTATTAATTTTGTTCCATAGTTATCTAATATCCATAAACCAGGATCAATAGTAAAGTCAGCAGAAGAAGCTTCTCCCCATGCAACATACTCAGATATGTTTGTTACTGTGTCTCCTCCACTGTGGGCTGCTTTACTTGTGCCGTTTACTTCTCTAGCACCCCCACTTAAAATATTGGTTGTTATGTCATTAGCGGTAAAACTTATATCTTCTGATCCAATTCTTATTTCTCCAGAAGAAGGAAAAGCAGCAGAACTAGTTAAAGGAATGTCAGTTACGGCATCATTAATACCTGAAGCTAGCGTTGTAGTTGCTGGTCCAAGAGCAGTACCGCCCCATAATGCTGTACCCCAACCATAACCACCTAATTGTTGAGAAGGCCCAACTGTGTAATAACATAATACAGAAGTGCTGTTACCATCACTCGTAGTTAAGGGTGTTCCTGTTTCCGCCGTATCCATTGTAATTGTAAAAGTCGCTGTAGTGGGAACAGAAGTTACCATAAATTTTTCATCTTCAAACGTAGCATCATTATAAGTTGACCCTATTGCAGTAACTCCGCTTACACTATCAAATAAAACAATATCATCTTCAATTAATCCATGGGCCCCGGTACATGTTACTGTAACTGTTTTTGATGAAGAACTACTTGAAAATTTTGCACCTGTTAATGTCTCTCTAATAGGGTGAATATCATAATATGCTCCCCCTGAATATACATATAAAATTCTATTTGTTCCTATAGCTGCGTATTTAATACCTGAACTATTGTCCCAATGATGGAGTGCACGTCCGGCACCTGTTAATTTATCTTGACCTAACTGGTTCCAACCACCTATTTTTTCGGGAGTACCATATCTAAATCTTACATTATCNCCATCAAACCATTGCCCTTCAGCTCCAGTTTCTGTAACTTGTTTGTTAAATCCTGGTAAAAATCCTAGTTTTTGTAGCATGACATTGTATAAATATTTATAAGTTTATTGATGGCACTATATTGGAATTTTATTAAAATATCAATAATCTATATATTACCATAAAAGTATAGACAAAAATATATAATTTGGTACATACTTCTTATGAAAGAATATGAAATAAAGAATAAAGATGATTTTATAAAAGGCTGGTTCATAAAAAAATCTATATGTACTGATTTAATAAAGTACTTTGAAAAAAAATCCAATGATCATGTTAGAGGCCGAATTGGGGGAGGCTATAGACCCTCTTGGAAAAAATCTACGGATTTATATTTAGAGCCCACTAATCCTGATCTTGAGCCTTATCTCCATGCTTTGGGTGACTGCATGAAAGAGTATAAAAAAATATATCCTGCATTAAATGACAAAGTGGCTAAATGGAATATTGTTGAAAATATAAATATTCAAAAATATGAAGTACAAGAAGGCTATCCAGCATGGCATTGTGAACGAGAAGGGGCACTGCAGTCAAATAGAATGATGGTTTTTATGACTTACTTAAACGATGTTAAAGAGGGTGGCACCACAGAATGGCTTCATCAAAAATTAAAAATTAAACCTAAAACAGGTTTAACTGTTATTTGGCCGTCTGATTGGATGTATATACACAGGGGGAATATTCTCGAAAAAGGAAATAAATATATTATTACAGGGTGGTGGAGTTATTTTTAAATATGATGTTAAAAAATTACTATTATTCTTTTAAGTCAGCGCTCCCCTTAAGGATATGTGATGATATTATAAAATACGGAACGCAACAGAAACCGTCTCTCGCTTTAACGGGAGGACTACAAAATAAAATTAACCCTTTAACCAAAAAACTTTCACAAAAAGATGAGAAAGATTTAAAGAAAAAAAGATATTCGGACGTAGTATGGATGACAGACAAATGGATTTATAAAGAAATACATCCCTATATAGTGAGGGCTAATCAAGAAGCTGGTTGGAATTTTGAATACGACTGGTCCGAATCCTGTCAATTTACAAAATATTCTAAGGACCAATATTATGGGTGGCACTGTGATAGTTGGGAAGAAACATACAACGATCCAAAAGATTTAAATACTTATGGAAAAATAAGAAAACTTTCTGTGACAGTTTCTTTATCAGATCCTTCAGAATATAAAGGAGGAGAATTAGAATTTGATTTTAGAAATTTAGATCCAGATAAAAAAAGAAACGTTAGGAAGTGTAAAGAAATTTTACCTAAAGGTTCAATAGTTATTTTCCCTAGTTTTTGTTGGCATAGAGTGTGCCCGGTTAAATCCGGAACTCGTTACTCTCTAGTAATATGGAATTTAGGAAGGCCTTATAAATGAAGATTATAGATAACTTTTTAGAACCCATTCATTTTGATGATATAAAAAATAATTTAACCGGTTTAAATTTTCCTTGGTATTATGAAAACTCTAGTGATCACGAAAAAGATAACAATCCTCAAATGATACATGTTTTTTACGACACCTTTTTACCC